ATTAGAAGAACAAGAAGAAGATTGGCCGCTAATAGAGTGACACAAAGAAGAAGGTCAAAACTTTTAGCGGATAAACAAGTTAAAGGAAAAACTTTAAGCAAGCGTAATAATAGCGCTGGCCTACGAGTAATAACCTAGAAAGGAAAAAATGTCTAAAGAAAAGGAAGATATTTTACCAACAAGATATTTTACAAAAAGAGATTATGAAAAAGGCCTTTGTGATGAACATGGTCTTGCCTTAAAACCGGAAGCAGTAAAAGCACAGGAAAAAAAGAATGAAGAAGAAACACAAAAAACTGTTTCAAAGGAAACACCAACCGAAGATGCGCCAAAAGGTAAAGGATCTTATGCATCAAAACCTAATGAACCTGATAAGAAAGGTAAATAATGCCTAGCCATACAGCTAAAAAAAGAGCAAAGAACAGGGCAAGAATGAGAAGAAAAAGAAGATAATGCCGGAAGAAAAAGAGATTTTAAAATTACAGCAAGCTTATAGTAAAACTTTTAAATCAGAAGAAGGTATAATAGTTTTAGAAGATTTAGCTAAAATTTGCTTTAAAAATCATACAACAATAAACGAAGTATCTAATATCATGGCCTTTAATGAAGGACAACGAATGGTATTGTTGCACATTGAACGCGCCATGAAAATGAATTTAAAATCATTACGAAAGGATTTACCAAATGAATAAGGACAACCTTGATCCGAAAGGACAACCAAGATCCAAATGGTATAGTATTTTTTTAAACAATCGCGGTGAAACCGGTGGTGAAGGAAATGCTGGCGGTGAAGGTGGTGAAGGTGGTGAAGGTGGCGAGGGTGGTGAAGGAAAAGGCGGTGAAGGTGGTGAAGGCGGCGATAAAGGTGGTGGTGAAGGTGGTAAAGGCGGTGGAACATTAGTAGCTGAACAATGGCGAAATCATGTTGATGTTTCAAGGCGCGAACACCCATCAATGCAGAATTTTAAAAATATTGATGATCTTGCTAATGGTTATCTTAATGCACAGGCATTAGTCGGTAAGGAAAAATTACCAATGCCATCAAAAGATGCGGCGATTGATGGTGAAGAATATGCTCTTATCTTTAATCGTTTGGGTAGGCCAAGTAATCCTGATGATTATAAATTACCGGATTTAGACATTCCGGCTGGTATTCAAGGCCCAACTGACGAAGTTAAAAAAGATTTTAAGGAAATAGCACATAAGATAGGATTGTTACCACAACAATTAGATGCTTTGTATAAATTTGATATGGAAAGGCAAGTTATTATTGCCAATCAAAATCAAGAAGTTACAACAGCAGAATTACAAACAACAGAAACATCACTTCGTAAAAAGTATGGAAAATCTTATGATGCAAAAATTGCTTCTGTAAACGGACTTATATTAAAGTTTGGTGGTAATGAATTTTCCGCGCTTGTTGCTAATTCCGGTTTAGGAAGAAATGAATTATTCTTAACTACAATGGCCAATATTGCTAGTAATTTTGGTGAAGATGGTGAATTGTTAGGTGAAGGAGTACGAACTCAAATATTATCACCGGAAGAAGCACAGAAGAAGATCAATCAGATCAAAGGTGATTCAAATCATGCATGGCATAAACGCGATCATGCTGAACATGATGCGGCTATGATAGAAATGGGCCATTTATTTGAAATGGCACATCCAGAAAAAAAGTAGAAAAGAAAAAGACAACCGCTTGCCGATCTTCACTTTTCTTTTTAAACGGACAACCGCAAATGCGATCCAAACAAACCATGTAATATGTAGATCCTTACAGGACAACCTACGGAAATAAGAAAGGGGAACTACAATGGGCGATATTTCAACAGCATTTGTAAAACAATTTGGCTCTACGATTGAACTTCTTGTTCAACAACAAGGATCTAAATTGCGTGACAGTGTTCGTGTTGAAAGTGGTGTCGTTGGTGAGCAAGCATTTTTTGATCAATTAGCGGCCACAGAAGCGGTATTAAAAGTTACGCGCAACTCGGACACACCATTGGTGAAATCGGACAATAGACGGCGTTCCGTTGTTCTATTGGACTTTGAGTGGGCCGATCTTGTGGACACACAAGACGAATTAAAAATGATCGTTGATCCTAACAACCCATACGCGAGAAACGCGGCTATGGCGCTTGGTAGAACTATTGATGATCGTATTATTCTTGCCTTTAACGCTACGGCGCAAACGGACAAGACCGGATCAACTTCAACGGTGCTTCCTTCCGCACAGATTATTCTGAACGGTGGACAGGCCTTGACGATTGATAAATTGCGTCAAGCAAAACAAATCCTTGATTTAAATGATGTTCCGGAAGATGAACGATTTATTGTCATTTCACCGGTACAACTTACTAATCTTCTTGAAACTACAGATGTAACAAGTGTGGACTTTAATACTGTTCGTACTTTGGTCATGGGCCAAGTTGATACATTTCTAGGTTTTAAGTTTATTACATCAACAAGGTTGCCTATTGTTGGTAATATCCGTAGTGCTTTCGCATGGCGACGCGACGGAATGTTACTTGCTATGGCAAAAGAAATCCAAACACGAATTGAAGAAAGACCGGATAAATCGTATGCAACACAAGTTTATCTTTGCATGAGTACAAACGCTACGCGTATGCAAGAAGAACTTGTTGTTCAAATTGATACTGACGAAACCGCTTAATAAGAAAGGACAATTACAATGGCGACACAAAACGGAACAAATTATGCAAAAAGTATTAATCCGTCGCAAAGTAATCGTAACGATCCTGGCGCTGTCGGTGGCAGAGTACGATCTTTGACGGATAATTTTACCTTTGCCGGTGAAGGTGCTGGCGAAGTCATCAACATTGGTAAAGACCTTGTGGCTGGTGCAATTATTCATGGGGTTATTATTGCTAATGTGGCTTTGGGTGGATCTGTTACCCTTGATGTTGGTGATAGTGATGATCCAAATCGTTATGTTAGCGCTTATGATGCTAATGGTAGTGTTTACAGCGACACAATTTTAGTGGCTGGCCTACATTATGTCATTGGTTCTAATGATGGTGACAATACGATCCTTGTTACAACCGCCGGTGGTGCGGCCACAGGATTGATGAAGGTAACTATTCTTTACTCGGAAGATTAAAGAGTAGCTTTTTAAAAACTTACAGGGGGTAGGTTAATCCCTACTCCCTGTTTTTAAAGGATTATTCTATGCCAGGATCAATTTCTAACGAAACTTCAATAGCAAATTTGGCATTGACACGACTTGGTGCGCAAAGAATTACTGATTTAGATACTGAACAAACCGAAAATGCCGCGAAGATACGCGCTGTTTTTAATTTTTTAAGGGATGAAGTTTTAAGAGGGCATACATGGAATTTTGCAACAAAAAGAGTAAATTTTAATAAACTAACAACAAGTCCTTTGTATGGCTTTCTTAATGAATTTCAAATTCCTGGTGATGTACTACGCATACTTCCACCTACAACCGGATCTTCTGGTAGTTTTTCCGGTGATTATAAAATTGAAGGTGATAAAGTATTAACTAATGATAGTACATTTCAAGTGCGTTGTATTCTTCGCATTGAAGATACAACGAAATGGGATGCTACCTTTGTAGAAGTATTTGCCACTAGATTACAAGCCGACCTTGCTTATGCGATTGTGAATAACCGCGCATTAGCCGCAGATTTAATCCAACTTTATCTAGCAAAATTAAGATCAGCAAAATTCTATGATGCTACGGAAGATACACCTGATCCTTTAACAGCAGATGTATGGATTAGATCGCGTAATAGCGGAACATTCGCACCTAATATAAGTTTGGGTACTTAAATGGCCAAAACAACGCCGATACAAACAAACTTTACGGCTGGTGAATGGTCACCCAAGCTTGACGGAAGAACTGATGTAGCGCGCTATACAAATGGTGTTTCTACATTAGAGAACTTTATCGTTGCGCCTTTTGGCGGAGCAGATAGACGGCCAGGATCGGTATTTGTTGCACCGGCAAAATTTCCTGATAAATTATGCCGTTTAATTCCATTCCAATTTTCCACATTACAATCTTATGTACTTGAATTTGGTGAAGGTTATATCCGTTTTTATAGGGATAATGCCGCTATCACCGAAGCTGATGTCGCAATTACCGGTGGGATAACACAAGCTAATCCTGGTGTTGTGACTTCTACCGCACATGGTTATTCTAATGGCGACGAAATAATAATGCAGAATATCGTTGGTATGACAGAACTGAACAATCAACATGTTCGCGTTAATAATGTAACTGCTAATACTTACGAACTTCAAGATCTTGATAATGTTGATTTTGATACTACCGGTTTAAATGCTTATGTTTCTGATGGTGATACAAATGTAATTGTAGAAATTACAGGATTTCCACATCTTGAAAGCCAATTACTTGATCTTCAATTTGCACAAACCGCAGATATTCTTTATATTGTTCACAGAGATGTACCTACTTTTAAACTGATCAGAATGAGTGATACAGATTGGTCTTTTTCAGAAGTTGCATTTACCGGTGGGCCATTCCAGCCGGATAATCTTGATGATACTTTAGAAATGACAGCTTCAACAGTATCTACCGGTGCTGTTACAATTACAGCATCTTCACCATTCTTTAATGCAGATATGGTTGGTGGTATTATGAAGATTGGTGGTCTAGTAGGAAATATTCAAGGGTATTTAAGTGTTGATGGTTTTAATTCAACAACAGAAATCACCGGAACAAACATAGAAACATTATCAACAGTAGGGCCGACAGATGATTGGGCGATAGGAAGTTTTAGTGTTGATGCTGGATTTCCACAAGCTTGTGGTTTTCACGAACAAAGGTTTTGGTTAGGTGGAACACTTAAAGAGCCACAAACGGTATTTGCAAGTAAAACTTTAGAATTTGAAAATTTAACGGCCGGTGCTGATGATGATGCGGCATTAAATTATGAGATTGCAACAGAACAAGTTAATGCTATTAGGTGGATTTCAAGTGGTCGCGGTCTTGCAATAGGTACTTCTGGTGGTGCATTTATCTTTTCTTCCGGTGCTGATTTTATAGCACTAACACCTTCCAATGTTTCTGTACGAAGGGAAACAAATTTTGGTAGTGCATTAATTATACCTAAACGGATCGGTAATTTCTTATATTATGTTCAACGCGGAAAAAGAAAGATAAGGGAGTTTGCATATAACTTTGATATTGATAGTCACAAATCTTTAGATATGACACTCTTATCAGAACAGGTTACGGATAGCGGATTAACAGTTATAGATTTTCAACAATCACCGAATAGTGTTTTATGGGGTGTGAGAGCAGATGGTGAAATAGCAACAATGGCAAGACAGCAAGCGCAAGAAGTTATTGCATGGTCAAGGCAGATCACCGGCGCTACTATTGCCGGTGCTGGTGTATATGAAAGTTTGGCCATTATTCCTACAAGTTCAGAAGAAGATCAAGTTTGGACTTCTGTAAAAAGAATTGTTAATGGAATAACGCGAAGGTTTATTGAATTTTATAAGCCGCAAGATTTTGGAACTGATGTAGAAGATGCATTTTTTGTTGATTCTGGATTAACTTATACCGGTATTCCTACTACTATATTAACAAATCTTAATCATCTTGAAGGTGAAACAGTACAGATCTTAAATGAAGGTGCGGTAGAGCCGGAAAGAACGGTAGTGAATGGATCAATTACGCTTGATAATCCTACAACAAAAGCGCATGTAGGATTAGGTTATACTGCAAAGATTAAAACATTACGACTTGAAGGCGGATCGCAATTAGGAACAGCACAAGGAAAAATACATAGAATTAATGAAGTTACATTTAGATTTTTCAGAACTGTTGGTGCAAAATTTGGTGCTACTGATGGAACAAATGAAATATTTTTCAGAAGTACAAATGGTCCAATGGACACAGCTACACCATTATTTACCGGTGATAAGCGCGAGCAATTTCCTGGTGATTATACAAGAGAACCTAGAGTATTTATAACGCAATCTGATCCTTTACCAATGTCAGTTTTAGCAATTATTACTTTAT